AAGATGGCCTAGTAGCGGGGTCGAGATCGACCCTAGCGCTACTTCGTGCCCCTGCACGTTAACGGCGTCCGAAGTGCCCGACTCGGTCGCGTCAATGAGCGTGTCCGCCCAAGCCGCGCCGATTGTCCCAATACCCATATGTGGGACCTACGGTTTGAGCCAAGCGAGCGAGAAGGCGGGAGAGTCTAGGGTCGCCGACGCCGATCCGAACACGACGTAAGTATCAGAATCAAACGTCAGTTCGTCGCGTTCGGCTCTCGCTTGCCCGACGACGATTATCATGTCGAAGACGTAGCCTTGAAGCGTGGGCGTGACTGTTTCCCAGGTCGGCGACCCGAAATACATGCTTGCGACTTGTACGGCGGGGTCCCCGTTAAACCATTTTTCGTCGAGGCTTAAATTCAGGCCATTCGTGAAGGTGGTCTCTTGCGCGATGTTGCCCCAGCGCGGCGCGCCCTTTGAACTGACCTCGGAGTCGTTATAGTTTTCCTCCAGGACGCCCGCCGAAACTGTGATGAAAGCGCAATAGACTTGGTCTTTGTAGATTTGGTCGCGGAGCGTGCCGGTGGGGTTCGTGGTGAAAGCGTGGCTATCTGAGAGTCCGATAGCTTGGCATGTCGAATCGCCCGAGATATCCGAAGGGACGTAGAGCAAGGAAAACAGACACCATTTTCGGGCGTGCGTACCGTTCGATCCTTGCTCGAACATTGTAAAGCCGTACTGGTTCGCAAGTATGCGCCAGTCGGAAACGCCGTCGGGATTGAGCGAAGCAAAGTAGTTCGTTTGCGCGGCGCCGCCGGCGTAGGTGTCGTATTTGAGCCGCAACACGCCGCTAGAAACGGATGTGACGACCCGAGCCCCGTAGCTACCATTCGGCGTCTGACCGCTTCGAAACGTTACGGCGTCAGTTGCCGCGCCGGCTTGGATAGTCCAACCGGCGGCTACTAGTTGGGTTTCCAGGAAGTCGACTAAGTCCGCGGCTGCTGGCGCCGTGTCCGTCGCATATACGTTGGTTCCGCCTGCCTTTGGAGTGCCCATAGCCCTAGCCGCTGATTCCGAAGATGCCCGACGCGTCGAAGGTCAACGTGATGTCGCCGCCGTTCGTCGCAAACGGCAAGCCGGTAACGCCGGTGTCAAAAAACGCTAGCAGGCTCGATGTTGCCGGCGTTCCGGTATCGAGAATAAACGCGATCTTGGTTGCCGTTTGCGCCGTGGTGACGGCGGAAAAGGTGACGTCCGCGGCGTCGAAGAATCCGCCCGTAAACGTCTTCGACGCTAGGTTGGGGCTCTTCCCATCCGTCAAGATGTTAGCGCCTAGGTCGCTCTCGAATTGATGCGCCGCCGAAAACGAATAGCCGGACGTGAGTAGCACGGCCTTTACGTTGCCGGATGCTAGGTTGATTCCGGCTTGAGCGATTTGCTCTTTGTAGCGAGTGTAGTAGGCGTTTGCCATTGCTTCGACGTCCTCTAGAATCCGAGTTCAAACGTTCCCGACGTCCTTAGGCTACCGCGCGCCCGCAAGAATTCCGTAAGCTGCCGCCCTACGGCTTGGGGGTCGGTCCCGGCTAGTACTAGGGTGCCGAACAGCGCGCCGGGCCCTTGCGCCTGTAGCGCGGTGGGTGGAAGCGTTACGCCGCCCTTGCCGCCTGACTTGCCGCCTAGCGCGCCGTTCATGGTCTGTAGTTCGCTCATGATTCCCTCTAGTAGAAACGTCTGCGTCGCAAGGTGAATAACGATCGTCGACCGCGTCAGTTCTAAGAGTGCCTGTATTCCGGCGCCGGCGGCTTCGGTCCCGCGCTGTATCGACTCCGTCAAAGCTTGCCAGATAGGGCCCATTTCGACTTCCGTAGGGCCGGTGTCCGTCTTGACTAGGCCCCCGGCGGCTTTGGCTATGGCCTCGAGGATCGGCGTTTGCTTGACTAGCTCATCCTTCGCGGACCATAGCGTACGCTGTACGTCCGCCCACAAGTCGAGCATGACGACATGCCGGGTCCACTGGTCGGCGCGGTGGTTCATAACCTCGGCTTTGATTTCGCGGCTGGTTACCTCGATCCGGGCGATGTCCTTCTCCATCCTTCTCTGAATGAACAGCCCAATGATCGACGTGATGATCGAGACGACAGCATCGAGAGCGTTTAACACGCCGGTAAAGCTTCCAAGGTCGCCGGCGCCGCCTTTTCCGCCGCCCGGTTTCTTTGGTAGTCCGGTAGGCGATGGGCCGCCGCCGCCGGTGAAGATCCCGATAAACTTCTTGAAGGACGCGATCAGCTTTCCTACGGCTTCGTCGCCCTCAAAGAGCTTCATGGTCATATCGACCAAGCCCTTTACAATCGTATCCGTGATCGCCTTTAGGACCGCATCGCCAAGCGCAGCGAACGCTTCGCCAACGGTAGCGGTGCCGGTGATGACGTCAGTTAGCGCTTGCCCGATCTCGGACTTGATCGTACCGGCTAGCTTTTTCCACGCCTCGATCGAAGTATCCGTTGTAACAACGGTTTGCTCCATGCGGCCTTGTAGTTCGGCCTCGAGGGTCTTTGACCACTCGCCGACGCCGGCTAGCGCCGCGGACTTCCATTCCTCGAGCAAGGCGATTCGCGCTAGGTTAACGTCGCGCTCGGTAGCTAGGCCTACTTGCGCTGCTAGCTTGATCTGCTCGTACGCTTTCTTGCTGGACTCGAGCCCGGCCGCTACGTCCGTCGAAAGCGTGAAGCCTAGGGCCTTGGCGGCGTTGCTCGCAAACTCTAGGCCCTCGGCTAGCCCCTTCGCGAGCTTTTCGGAATTGAATAAGACACCCTCGAGCTTGCCGGCGGCTACAACGGTTAGTTCGATTGCAGGCGCTACCGCATCGCCGGCGACGGATGCAATCGAAACGATATTTTCTTTCGCTGCCTTGAGCGCGTCGGCTAGGTCCGTCGCCGCGTTCGTCGACATAGCCTTGACGAATTCGGCTACGGGCGTCTTCGCATCCTTGGCAGCCTTGCCGGTTTCGCGCATGAATCCGGCGACGCCGCCGAACATCGGCCCGGCGGTTTGCGCCTTGCTGCCGGCCTTCTCGATCTCATCGCCCGCCGCTTTGACGGGGTCGGCAACCGCGGCGCTAAAGTCGGTGGCGCGAAAGTCGAGGATAGCGACGCGGAAATTTCGGGCGGCGTTGCCGACCTTGCCCGGTAGCTTCTCGAAAGCCAATAGCAGCGATTGCAGTTTATCTACAACGAAGTCGACGATTGAGCCAACCGCGTTTTTTACAATCGTAAGCATGCCGGAAAAGCCCAGCGCTACGACCTTTACGGTTGTCTCGATCCACTTCCCAAGGTCGGTTTCCATGAATGCCGAGAATGCAACCTTGACAAGCTCGAGCACGAAAACCGCCCCAAGCCACGCCACGCCCCAAGCGCCTTGCAACCAAGCTACAACGCCCTTTAGTTGATCCCAGTACAGGGTAAGCGCGCCGCCGCCGGCGACGACCGCCGCGGAGACTCCGACGACCGAAGCTATTACGCCGGTCGACACGGCCGCAAGCGACGCCAAGCCCGCCGCAATCCCGCCGATAACTACCAAGATCGGGCCCAGGACCGCCAGGAAGGCGACGAAGCCGACAACGGCGGCTTGTATGGACGGGTCGAGCCGTGAAAACCAGTCGAGCATATCCGAAACGCCGGCTATGACTTTGCTTAGAAAGTCGGCTATCGGCTGGAAGAAAGGCATTAAGATTGTGCCGAGCTTCCGTAGCAGCAAGCCCGACTCGTCGACTAGCCGGTCTACCTGCCCGATCAGGGTGTTAGCCTGCTTTTCCATCGTGCCGGCGAAGCGTTCGTTGAGCCCGGCTACTAGGGCGTCGACGCCCTTGATCCCGTCGATTGCGCCCTTGCCGGCGAGCTCCATAGCCTTGGGCACGTCTACGCCCATCTTCTCGGCTAGGATTTCCCACGCCGGGATCCCGCGTTCGGCAAGCTGTGCCATTTCCTCCGCGGAAACTTTGGCCTTGGCGCGCATCTGACCTAGCGCCGTCGTTACGCCGGCGATAACGTCTTTTCCGCCGCCGACCGCGCTAACCGCATCGCCGACGGCGGTTAGCATCGGGATAACGTCTTCGGACGCGAAGCCGAAAGCTAGCATTTTCTTCGCCGCGGACTCGAGCCCGGGCAAGTCGAAGGGGGTATTAGCCGCGAATTTCGCTAGGTCCTTCAGGAAGGCGTCGGCCTTCTCCGCGCTGCCTAGCATCGTTGTAAACGCAATCTGCGATTGTTCGAAGTCGCCGGCAATCTTGAGCGCCGCGCCGCCTAGCCCCAAAATGGCGGGCGTCATGGTCATAGATAGCGTAGAGCCGACCGCGGCGATATTGTCGCCAAACTCGGCTAGGTCTTTGCGCGCCGCCTTTAGCGCCGCCTTGAGCGGCTTATTATCGCCGGCGATGACTGCTACAAGATCAGGCACGGGGCCCCCTCGAGCGTTGCCGCTCCGCTTCCCTCTGCTTTAGCGCTTCGTTGTGGCCCTTCGCGATCATCAGCCACGTATTCCAGGTGCGGACGTTGTCGGAATCGGACGGGCGCCGGATCGTCGGCGTTTGGTTCGATTTGAAGACGTAGCAATCCTTAGGCTTGAGCCCCTTTAGGCCCGCCGCCCTGCCTAGGATGTAGGTCTGGGTCCCTATCAGCCGGTCTAGGGCCTCGATAGGCTCTAGACTCGCTTCGATCATCGCCGCCAGTGTAAGCGGCGTTTCATCCCAAAATTCGGACGTCGTCGCAAAGCCGCCGGATAATCCGGCGGCGCGGCCCCGGGCCCAAAGCTTTACGAAGTCGACGGGATCAGGTCGGCGGGGTTGATCCCGCGAGCGTGTAGCCACGCCGACAGCGTAGGGTTTCCCTTGGCATGCTCCGCGATCAGTTGGCCGGCAATCGGCATGAACGCGGTTAGCTCTTCGGGTCCTACCGCGCATTCCATATCCTCGAGGGACAGCGCCGGGTTTCGCGCGTTTGATTGCAGTAGCGCCCACATTAGGCCCGTCAAGTGCTCCGACGAAACAGGAAGAGTGTCCTTGTCGTCGCCGTCGGAGAATTGCGAAGCGTCCCATAGGAGTTGCACGAAATCCTTTCCGGTCGCCTCCCGAAAGAGCCGCAAGACGCGGAGGTTATAGGCGATTGTGTATTCGTGCTCGCCTAGGACGAAGGTTTTAGCGTGGGCCATCGGTGGGGGTCCTCGAGCAAAGCTAGCGGGCCGCGCGGCCTAGAATCCGTCGAAGGTGAACGCGCCGGAAACCTGTAGCGCAACGTTCATCATCATTGCGCCTTCGACGGGCGCGGCGACTTCGGCTTGGTTCACGATCGCCGAAAAGCCGATTTTCATTGCGCCGTTATCCGGATACGTGATACGGAAATTTCGCAACGATCCGGCGATGCCATCGCCGACTAGCCCGGTGGTTGCGTTGGCGCCGTGCTGTGCGTCCGCGGAATCCAGGAAGACGGGGAAGCCGACTTGGGTAGACTTGCCCAAGGTCGCAATGTAGGTACGCCGGCGGGCGGCTGCATCGTGGGCGGTCGTTTCGACCGTATCCGAGCCGAAATCAGGGCCCGACACGTCGCCGACGCTGCCGATTGGGTTGTAGGTTCCGGGGCTCGCCGGGTCTTCGCGCGAGATGATAACGCCGAGTGAGCTTGTGGGAGTTGCCATAGGTCCTTTTGTCCTTCGGATTTCGCCCGCGTCGCCGGCGCGGCTTCCTCGTTCGAAGGCTATCATGTAGGGGGAAACGCGCGCGAATGGAAACCGCTACAGACCGCGCCCGCGAAATCCTCCGGACCGATGGCGGCTCGTGTGAGTTGATCGAATACCAGGAAGCGCTAAGGGCTACGGTTCGGGCCGGCTTCCCCGGACCCATCGGCCGGCGGCTCTCGGATTGGCTCGCCGGCGCGGGTCCAAGCTTCCGGGATGCAATGGGCCCGACCCAACCGGTAGCCGAGCGCCGGCTAATTCGGGAACGCCTCGAGGTCTTGCTACGCCAAGCCTTTAGCGAACGCGCGACACGTACATTTCGCACGTCAGCATAAGCGAATTCGTTTCCGTTTCGTTGTCCCATTCGGGCGGGTCGACCGTGTCGACCCGCGCGCCGGAAATCAGGATTTCGACGCCGCCGATAGTGTGGCGCCCGTTGATCCCTACTAGCGCCTTGATCGTTAGCCCCGCTACCTGCTTGATCTGCGTCGTAGTGCGCTTCGCCGTCCGTACTGTGAGGTTCACTGTCGCGACTTGGACGCGGTCGACTTCGAAGGCGTCGGCGTCGGCGGCTTGGTCCATGTCCTGTGTCGACTCTACGTTTAGGAAGACGTCGAAGACGATATGGGGAAACGCCGACTTGTCGGGTAGCTGTTGCTCCGCGATGCGCCCGGCGACTTCCGCGGCTAGGTCCTGGTCGGCAATCAGTTGCCCGTGAATGGCTCGAGCTATGGCGTTCAATTCATCCCTCGCCCCGCTTTAGAAAAACCGCGCTTGCTTGAGCATTTCCGTTAGCCCGATGATTGCGGCGCGTCGTACTTCGGGCTCGACTTCGACGAAGCCGCGGATCAAGAATTGATCTTGGTCGCGCCCGCGGTTCTCCGAAATAATGTAGTTCACGTAGGGGTACCCGGTGGGGTACGCCTTCGAAACGCTCAGGGCCTTTTCGCGAGCGACGGTAACAATCAGGATCGGTTGATTGCGTATCGCCTTGATGCGGACCGAACGCCGTAGCTTGCCGCTATCGCCTTTCGGCGCTTCCTGCCGTACGGATTCCATCGCGATGCGCGAAGCCGGGCGAAGCGCCCGCTTGATCTCGGTATTGCCTAGCCGCTCGGCTTTCTGAAAGAGGGCGTTTAGCTCGGCGACGCCGGTCAGCCGGACCGTAAAGGTACCCTGTAGCCCGCCGCGCGCGGACCCAGGCGCGTTAGTAATGACAAGCGGCATGCCCTTAGGTGTAGCAGGCGGGGCGAAGCCGTCCTAGCTCGCCGGGTGCTCTCGCCGGAGGTCACAGTACAGGACCATGAACTTTCGGCGGTCGTCTGAGTCAATCGCGATAACGTCGTAGGTTTGCCCCTCATAGAGCAAGCGCCAACGTAGCTCGAGGTTAAGCCCCTTCCTGTAGTGGATTTCGAAGCGCGCCGCAGACATTCCAATTTCGCGCCCGTCTTGGATTTCGCGTTGCCGGCGGTCGGGAAACTTCCTTGCATAAATGCGGATGCGTTCGGCCGGGTTGTCGTAGTCGAAGCTCGAGCCGCCGGCGTCGCCTGCCTCGAGGGTCGGGCGTAGTAGCTCGAGTCGGGCGCGGAGTTGACCTAGCCGAGCCATTGCGAGCTAACCGCCAAAGATCAGCTTTCGGACAGATTCGAAGACGGTTCCGGAGGTGTCGCCGATGGGCGTAAGGTGGCGAGCGGAGCGCGTACCCTTGGCTCGATCCCGCCGGCGTTGGCGCTTCGCTTGGCGCGCGCGCATGATTTCGGGGGGTAGATTGTTTGCCTTCCTCATGGCCCCGATGGTATCAGGTAGGGGAAGTAGCGAAGGGCCGGCCCGAAATCCAGCCCCCCGCCCGTTAATGCTTTGGAGGAAGCAAAACGGGGAACGAAGGCGCCGTAGCTTGACCGCCGCGGCCAAAACGTAGCGCTTCGTTCCCTGCCTTCGAAACGTACCATGCGGTTACTAGTTCTGGCAATCCTGGTAGCTTTGAACCCAGCGCCGCCGCGCGGCGCGGAGGTCTACAAGCCGATGACTCACGAACAACTATTCGACCTAGACTATGCGGAGCTCCGCGACGTGGAAGGGGGGCTAGCCAACGATCCCGCCGACCCGGGCGGCGAAACGGCGTACGGTATCTCGAGGGTCTATCACGGCGACGACTTCGGGCACTGGCCCCCCACGCCGGCGGAAGCTCGGCTATGGTTCCGGGATCGGTGGGAGCAATGGCGGGTTGTCGAAATCAGGGACGAAGCGCTACGCCGTCAATACTGGCTTTTCGCCACGAACGCCGGCGACGGCGACGCGGTACTAGCGCTTCAATGCGCGATGCGCGGTAAGGGCTACAGGATCGAGCTTGACTCCAACTTGGGGCCCAAGACGCGCCGGGCGCTTTTCTACTCCGATCAGGGGGCGCTGCTCGAGGGATTCCGCGCCGCCGTCTACTCGCACTACGCCAAACAAAAGCAATTCCCGCGCTACTCGAAAACTTGGCTACGCCGGGTCGACCCGATCCGGGAATAGGTGGCGTTTCAGCGGGCCTGGCGCGTAAGTCCAGCGCCCCTAGCCGGAGGTATATATACCCCCGGCGTTAGGGCGCTGCCGGGAGCTACGCCGCGGGCCGGCGCATTTGGCGGCTAAGGATCGAATGCGCGCCCATCGGGACTTCGATAGCTGTTAGGCCCGGGTCGACTTGGACCGCTTCGCGGTTGCTCCACCAGTGCGCGACGACTTGCCGTAGAGCCATCGTTACGTCGCGCGGGATCGCCGCGGCGTTCGGCCATCCGGCCTTATAGGTCACACTCACGCCGCCGGCGTCCCGTAGTTCCGGCGTCGGCCAATCCTCAGTCGGAAGCAATACGGCCCGCTCCGGTTGCCGGTGGTCGTCTAGATAGACGCGATCGGTTACGCCGGCTGTGTGCCAATCGACCGTCACGTTAGCCGACGTAACGTATTGGATTGTCGAAAGCTCCGTTACCGGGCCGCCCGGGAGTTGCAGGTACTCCACGTCCGGGAAGCAATCAAACGAAGCCGAGACGATGCGCTCGAGGAGCGAAAACCCGTACGCGTCTTGCGCCCAATCGTCGACCGCGCCGCGGACGTCTTCGAACCACGCGTCCTCCCGGCCGTCGTCGTCGTCCATCCGGCATTGGGCTTTGACTTGGGCAAGAGTTAGCGCGGTCGAAGCCGCCGGCGTAACGATCTTCGGGCCGGCGGCGCGGACGGTTGCCCCGCGAAGATGCGAGACGACCCGGGAGAGTAGATCAGCCATGCCTAGATTGTAGGGCGGTGGAAAAGGGCGGGGGCTAGTTCGTCAGCAAAACGTACTCGATAACCGCCGTAGCCTTTACGCTGTCGTCGCTGACTGAAAGGATACGGACCAAAACATCAGTCCCGGCCTCGAGCAAAAGGGGCGAAGGCCCGCAAGCCCCCGCCCCTTCGTTGTCCTGCCGGTTCCTAGCGGACTGGCGTTTGCTGCGGACGTCCTTTAACGACGATTGCGCCCCATGCGCCGCCGGTCGAAGGCGAGCCGGTAACGGTATCGAAGACGCGGATGTAGCGCTTCGATCCCTTGTAGCCAACCGTGAAGATTTGGCTATCATTCGCCGAAGCGATCGCCGGCGCGGCTGCTTGAAGGTCTGCGGCCGCTACGTCCGTCGGCGTCGCCGCGTCGTCGCTTTCCTGGATCTTCGTGGTAAACGTGCCGTCGGTGATGGCGCCAGCGTGGATGAAAATAGCGGCCCCTTCGAAGCCGCGGAGGTCGACCCAACCGGTTGACCCGCTGCCCTGCGCGGCGGTTGTCCGTACCGCGATCGGTACGGACTCGCCGGCCAGGACTTCTTGATACATGTCGAACGTCATATTCTGCTCTCCCAGCGCCGTAAGCATGGCGCGAATTGCCGAGAACGCTCCGATTAGGAAGCGAATTGCAACGCCTTCAGGGCGTCGAAGTCTTGCAGGGCGCCGCCGACCAATTGCGAGACATCAAACAGCGTGAAACCCTTCTCGGTCAGCATGTCCGGGATAACGATGGTGCCGTCCCGGTCGACGATGGCGTAGCCCGCCGGGTCGCCGTACCAAAGGGCGTATGCGCCGGTCCCGACAGCCGGCACGGCTTCATCCTCGAGGAAGTCGAAGCCGAACAACGTAAGCCGGAAGCCGCGCGCTTCGTCGAAGCGCGGGATAACGGTATAGTCGCCGGACGTCGAGCCCTTGAGCTTGAGAGTCTTCGCCAAAGTTGCACGACGGCCCATAAAGGCTGCCGCGCCGCGATACTCCGGCTTGAGTAGCGCCATGAGGTCAATCAAAGAATCGGCGGGGTCGGTGGCTGCGAAGTCGCCGTTCACGCCGGTCTTGATGTATTCGAGCGATCCCCAGGTAGCGTTCCCATCCCAGGAAGACGAAATCGTTTTGGGGTACGTGTCGATCCCGCGGGGTTGCGTTACGCCGTTGCCGTTCCAGAACGCGTCGCCTTGC